GCCCAAGTCTCAGCCAAGAAGTCTTTGGCATCATCAAATTCCTTACGACCTTCATCAGTATCTATGAAAATGTCAAGCGGACTCTTGGGTTCTCTGGGTTTCTTGGCAGGTTCATAATAATCTTCATATCTGGCAATAAGGAACTCGCGCTCCCGTTTGTTTCGTTCTATGATCGCAGTTTCAGCATCATCACGCCTACGTCGTTCTCTGTCCCCTTGACGCACACCTTCTTGGGTAACGAGATAATCGAGGAAATCCATAGCGTCATTGAATGAAGCCCGTCGTGCTTCACGATTAAGAACGGCACCAACATCCATGAACCCTTCTTCGTCAGTTAATCTCGCTCCTTCATCCAATGCCAATAGTGATTCGTGGAAATCAATTACCCTGTCTCTTACGTCCTCAATGGATGCACCATCGATACCAGCAATTGCATCGGAAAGGGCTCGTGTACCTATTCCTGCATCAAGGAAGAAATCCATGAGAGGTCCGTTTTCATCCAACATTGCTTTAATTGAATCGTTGTATACATCATTCAGTTCGGCCCCCCCGTCTACAGCATCGTTGAGGTCTCGTGCTGCTGTTTCCAATTTACGCATATCACCTTTGGCTTGCGTTGCAGCGTAAGCAAGGCCACCAAGAACAAGAACAGCAGCACCAAGCACAAGGTTCAAGCTCCCAAGGGCTATTGTCATCTTGCCTAGAACGGCAGCGAATCCAACCTTTTCTGCGGTTCCAATCAACATGATGGCTGCACCCAAAGCCTTGAAGGCCACAGCTGCTTTCGTAATACCCACTACAAGAGCGACTATTCCTTTCAACATGACCATGCCTAACAGTATCTGACCAAAAATCTTGATGAACTCAATGTTGTCCTTGAGGACAGCTACGAAATCCCTGAATTTGTCAATGGCTTGTTGCATCCAGGGAAGCACCCCTTGACCAAGCTCGATTCTCAAATCGTTGAAACTGTTGACCAGTAACCTGATTTGCGATTCAGTGGTTCCATACCTTCTGGCAGCTTCTTCCCACAGAGCATTGTTGCTTTCGGCAGCTTCACCACCCTTTTCAATAGCATCTGCCAGCAAGTCACCAGCACCAGCAGCAGCTAGTAGTACCTGGATGGACCGTTGCTGTGAGATATTCAGCTTATCCAATGCAAGGAACGCAGATCCACCTTCATCTTGAATACGCCTAAGGCCTTCTATGAATGCCACAAATCTATCGACAGATGTCAGTTCGTTGAATTCATCTGTGGTATAGCCAGCTACCTCAGCAAAGCGTTCCATTTCATCCCCACCCTCAGCAATGGCTCTTTCCATTTGGATGAAAGTTCTCTGGATGGCAGTAGCTCCACGCTCAGCTGGTATACCAAGGGAGGTGAACGCAGCTGCCATTCCAAGGATCTCATCAGCAGAAGCACCGATGGTCTTACCGATTGGGGCAAGTCGCATTGCAAAGGTGAGGATCTCAGATTCAGTGGCTGCGAAGTTGTTACCCAGATCAACGATGATGTTACCGAGCCTGTCAACGTCTGCAATGGGCAACTCAAGGATATTGGAGAGTCGGGCAAGACCCTTAGCAGCATCTGCAGACGAGAGGTTGGTGGTTACAGAGAGAGCGGCAATGGTGCGAGTGAAGTGTTCCATGTCCTCAATGCCAACACCCAACTGACCACCAAGCTCCGCAATGAAGGCAAGCTCATTGACGTTGACAGGGATGTCCAACGACATGGCACGCAAAGCTTCACCAAGTTCATTGATCTGAGACGCAGTGGCAGTATCACCAAGAGTCTTGAACACACCAGCCATGGAGGACTCGAAGTCCATAGCTGCTTTGGCACTAACAGCAAGGGCAGCGCCAACACCAAATAGAATGACCTTGGCCGCTACAGCAGAAATGGCAGCAACAGCTCTGGATGCCGAAGCTACCCGTGCTTGAGCAGCTGCCATTTGTTGGGCAGCTTTAGCACCTGCGCTACCCACAGCGTGAATACCGGCTACCGTTTGACCCACACCACGAGCTGCGAATACGATTTGTACAGTTCTGTCAGCCATTGGCTAAGGGAAACCCATCAACTCCTATCTCGGCAGTATAGGCTTCTTGGTAAGCGGGGAACGTATATTTGGGGCAGATTCATTTCTCTCAAGAATCATGTACAGGCCATTGGTTGCTTTAGCATTGTCTTTGTTGTTCTCACGAACTGCGTCATAGCCATCCTGCTTTGCCTTACAACCCAAGCAGGTTTGTGCTTTGGGGTAGTAGGCATGAATGTGACCACCGCGTTGAGGATCAAACTCTTCGTAGTAGGTATTGCAGTCAGGACAACGCAATGATTTTTCAATTTGCCATGCAAGCACCATGGAGCGATCTTCTTCAGTCCATTCGTTAGGACCGCCTAGGTAGTGTCCGTAGGGGATTCCTCGTTCGTAGCAATAATCGAGCTCAAGTCTAAATTGGGCTGACCGCCTGTAGCGGTCCCTGATAAAGGGATAGCACTCATTCCCATATTGACGTTGATGGCTGTCATCAGGAGGGTTTCGGCCTCAGCTGTTGACCACTCGTCATACATCTGTGTAGCTTCCTCGAGAGTCAATTTTGGCTCTATGCAAGATTCAGCAATGACCAAAGGACCAAAGGCATCAGGATCCCATTCGAAACCCAGTTCCCGTTGTTCATCAGAAGGTGGGCAAGTCTTCCACAGATCCTCGAACCTCTTACGTCCTTGATCCCGGAAGGTGAATGTAACTGTTGATTCCTGTGCTTCTTCTGTGAGTTTTTCAATCTGTTTCCAAAGACCTGGAGCAACAGGAGTGCGGTTCTCTTTCGAATCAACACGCAATTCAATGATGTGTTGACGCTCGAGTGCCTTGATCTCAGATGCCAGTTTGGTATCAAATCTCTTCGATCGATGGTTTGTCTGAAGTGAATTTCTGTCCCATTGTGATCCTTTCTCATAGGTGCAGGGCGCAAAGAAGCTACCAACCAGCATCATAGCGGATTGGTAGCTCTTTGTGTACCAGGAGCCAAAGAGAAGACTGTTACGGGTTAGGTGACAGCTGCGGCATCCAGAACTGGTTCATCAAGGACAGCAACATCAATGGTGAACATCTGTGCGTTGTTCCTATCCATGGAGCCCGGAGACTTCGTGATGATACGACAGTAGTAGACCTCACAGTCATCAAGATTGGTCCATGCCACATCGGAACCGCCGAACCTACGAATGACAAAGTAGCCTTCCGTATTGCGATCGAAGAGATCCCATGCTGTGTCTGTGGTGTCATCACGATACATCTCGCCCGTGATGTTCCCACCATATGTACCCGCAATTGACTTGTTGAACGCTGACGAAAGGTCAGACGAGTCGACAGCATCACCATCAAGTGGTGTGTCAAGGGAAGACAAGAACGGAGTGACATCTGTTCCCGCCGTCAATTCGGTAAGGGTTGGAGCCGAAGTGTTAGCTACGGCTGGGGCAAAGTTGATTAGAACTTCACCATCTGCAATTGTTCTGGACATCAGTTATTCCTCCTGGTCGTCTGATGTGTCTTTCTTCTTGGATTCTACGCCATCCTTGGCGGGTTGACGCTTCTTTCCTCTATTCCGTTTCAAACCGGGATATGGGAACTCTGGTTCAATGGTTTCCACACGCACCCAACCACGGTCCTCATAGTGCGTAACGGCACCTTCTGGCACCAAAGCCGTAGCGTCAAGTTCGTCATTGAATACCTGTACTGGTCTACTCATGCTTGCTGACCTCCTACGCGTAGGTGTTGTATCCATGAGGTATATCTGTCGAGTATAGAAGATTGGAGTCGGTGCGTCATCATCTCTGTACACACCGTCCGATGGGTTCTCTACCGTAAGGTTTCTGATCTTGCGATTTGTGATCGAGAAGTTCTCTTTGTGCATCTCTTTATGTGCGATGTCGCGCAGGGTTGTGGCCTCACTAGCGGTGTTCCCCATAGACAGGATGATGAGGCGCAAGAGAACATCAGCTTGTGAATCCGAGACAGGACCGTCCAAGAGTCCACCTGGGAGAAAGGACACGACTACATAGGGAGGTGGTGAGTGTTGCTTGTCTGCATCAACTGGTCGTTCTCCAAAGCCAACAGGTATAGCGGCACCAAGGCCACCAAGTATCGTGGTGAGGTAATCTACAACAGGTTGAATATGGTCAGCGATCAGGACATCTGTTCTCATCCGAAGAGTCTCCCTCCACTGGTTGCAAGTGGGCGAGTAGCTCTACCTGCAATACGGTGTTGTACACACGGGAACCCACTGCAGTTGATCCACCACCGCCAGGGAAGCCTGAGTAACTCTTTGAAGCTGACACAGTACGAGTGTAACCCAAAGCTCGACCAGTGACAGCACCAGACAAGCGAGTTGACATACGGGTTGCAATAGCACCCTTCATCATGGCTTGAATGTCACCAAGTTGTTTGGCAACTGCCAACATACCGCCACGAGCCACACTGATGTATCGGGATCCCGAAACCACCATGACATCACCGAGAGCTTTTTCTGTTGTATACAGCCACTTACGAGCTGCAGCTATGGTGCCTTGCACTTTGGCTTCCTTGCCTACGGGACCACGAATTGCTCGAGGCCGACGGCCAGCAATAATAGCCATGACATCGATCATTCCATTCTCGAAATCCATTTGATGCTTGTAGGACGCTGGGATCATGAACGGGAAGGAATAGTCTTTGCCACCCCGAGTCCAACCAAACTCCAAGAAAGGAGCGTAAAAGGTTGTTGGCCCCATGTGGGCTTCGACATCACTACCGGGGAATCGCATCTCTGGATCATTGTCACGCATTGACCCTCGAGTTTTACCCGTATCATCCTTAAACGGTGCATCTGTAATTGCTGAGTCACGCACCCTTTCACCAACAACCTGAGTGACTTGTGTGACAAGAGACTGAAACAGAATTGAACCAGCGTATGAATCCATGATCATTGTTCGCCAACCCACAAGCCTGACCTCAATTGTGAAAGTGGAGCCAAGGCTACGGAAGACCTGTCGTCTTCCAGATGTCAATTCATCTCTACCGAACTTCGGTGATTTGACACCACCAGGCAAACCTGTGATGCGAGTCATGTCATTGGAGTTGAAGACATTCCATTGAGTAGATGTTCCGAACTTGGGAACAGCTACAGCA